CGCATGAAAGAGATCATCAACGAAGTAAAAAAAAAATTGACCAAAGAGAAAGCTAGAACAGATCTTTGGAATATGTGGTTGAAGTCCTTTCATCAACCAGCTGAAAAAGAGCTTATGAGAGCAGCTAATGCTTATCTTAGAGGAGCAGCAAAGCGTTATCAAGATCGAGCTGAAAAAAATGTCAAAGAGAACAAGACCAAAGGCATTATTGATTTTGCTAGCTTGATGGATACCGCTGGAGAAGAAAGCTTAGTAGCTCAGATCATCGGTTCAGTATGGCGAAAATGGTATTATGTTAGTGGAGGCAATGCTCTCAAAGATATATTGCGCTTGGCTGGTCTACCAGATCAGGAAGTAAAATTATCAGATACCCTTGCCAATGAATATATCAATACCTTAGCTCGACAGATTGTCAGAACTCAAGAATCAGCTGTGACCAAGATCATTGAGAATGGCTTGATGGAGGGTCTATCTGTAGCTTCCATCGGTAAGAATATCGAAGCAGCAACCGCTTTCAGTGCACCCAGAGCTTTGAGAATAGCTCAAACTGAAAGCACAAGAGCAGCTAACAGTGGAACACAACAAGCTTATTCAGATGCAGCTGCGGAGGGTATTCAAGTTCAAAAGCAATGGTTATCAGCTCGAGATAGCTCGGTCAGAGATTCACATGCTTATCTGGATGGTACTGTCGTTGGTGTCAATGAGAACTTTGTCAGCGAGAGTGGAGCTGAGGCCCCGAGTCCGGGTTCTTTTGGTGTACCAAGTGAGGACATCAATTGTCGGTGCACAATTATTCCGCTTGTGGACTAAAACAAGAAAGGCCAGTCAAGATTGACTGGCCTTGTTATTGATTTGTTTTTTTAAGCTGTTTCGCAATAAAGATAAACCAAGCCTCGATATTTATATAGGTATTTAAGCCACCACATTGCTTCCGCTTTAACAGGTGAAGAATTAACATAAATGCGATTATATGTTACGCCCTCAATAGTTACTTGGTAATGATGATTATATTGTTTCATTGTCTTGTCCTTGTTTGGGGTTTATTGTTGATTATTTTTTATGTTTAATACAGTTTTTATATGTTTGAAAGAATGCTCTAAGTATTCAGCTAGAAGCTCAGCATCTTCGTATTCTCCATCATCTAGTAGGCATTTGAGTTCTATGATTTTTTGCTTTGCTTTAGCTATGCGCTGATCTATGGTCATTGTCTTGTCCTTGTTTGGGGTTTTGTTTGTAACGACTTGTTACATATACATTATATGTAATACATACTTCTTTGGCCCTATATAAATGCATTTTTTTTTCGCACTGCTCGGCATTTTGCCCCTTGTTACTTGATTTCCTTGCTAATTTTATTTGAAAAAAAAATGAATTATATTTTATTTTGTTATATATAAAGCCTTGTGGGGTATTTTATGCGGGTCAAGCAATATTTAAAAGCTGCAGATGAATCAGACCAAGTCGCTGCTGGAAAGATGACATTCATAGCTTCAACAGATCGAGCTGATCGCTATGGAGATATCATCGATCAATCTGGCTGGCAGCTGGAAGCTTATCGCTCCAATCCTGTTATTCTTCTCAATCACGATCACAATTCTTTGCCAATCGGTCGGGGTGATGTTCGTTTGACTGAGCGGGGCTTGGTCATCGATGTTGAATTCGATATGGCTGACAAAAGAGCAGCTGAGATTGCTGGAAAAGCTGAGCGTGGATTCATGAATGCAGTGAGCGTAGGCTTTGCCCCTTTGAAAGCTACACCAAGAGCACAATTAAAAGCTGATCATCCAGCGTACAGCAAATCGGGCGGTCAATATTTTGAAAAAGCGGAGCTTCTTGAGGTTTCGATCGTAACAATACCAGCAAATGCTGATGCAGTAGCTATCGCAGCTAAGAACATTGGCTTTGACCTTAAATCATATATCAAAGAACAGATCCAAGGGGAGCTTAACGCAATGCCAGCACCAAAGATTTCAAAGCATATACTAGATGTCATCGAAGATGAAATGACCGTTACCGTTGTTTTCGCCAAGCATAGCGAAGAAATGCCTGTTGAGGAAGAAGCTATGCACGAAGAAGAAGAACAGAAGATGGAACATGAAGATGACAAAGATGAAAAAGGTTCCAAAATGGAAGATGATGAGGAGATGAAAGCCCTTGTCAAAGCACTCTTAACAATCGAAGGAGACTATTAAATGTCTGATATCACAAGAGCGAAAGAGATCATTGATGGTCTTGTTCGCACCCAAAAGTCAAGCGGTGACCGTTTGCAGAACATTGAGAAGCAAATCGATGATCTGAAAACTGCTCAGCGCATCATTGATGAATCAATCCAAGCCCCAGCACCAGTTTACTCAGATGAGAGCGAGCTTCGTTCTTTCATCCGAGAAGATGGTTCCGTTCAATGGACCACCGAGCTGAAGCACTACACCAATGCACGAGGTCATCGTGTATCTGTTGAGGAAAGCGGACTGCTTGATTCAGAGCATGTATGCAACGATTGGCACCAAGAGCTAAAGAGCATTGCTCAAGACCGACATCTTGCTCGCATGCTTATGAGCGATCCCTATACCCCTAAGCTTGATGCTCGACTTTATCGACATCTGAAGCAAGCTCCTCGTGCTCTCCAAGCTTCAATCACCAAAGCTTTCAACGATCAAACCGGAACCGGTGCGGAGTTTATTCCAGACCAGTTCATCAGCGATCTTTATCAGACCTTTCAGCTACCAAAGCGATTGCGTGGTCTTTTGACACGAGTCCAAGCTGATCGAAATACGCTTCTGATCCCCCGATTAAATCGTGGTGGTCGTCCTTACATCAAAGGCGAAATCACTGTCGATAACCCCCTTGCCCAATACACCACAAGCACACCATCAACTGGTGAAAAGACCATCAACATCAAAGGTCTTGCTACTAGTTACATTCTTGATGATGCTGCTGTTGAAGATGCTGCTCTTGCGGTACTTCCAATCTTCTCTCAGCAAATCGCTATGGACTTAGAAGATGCATTTGAAGATTGTATGATCAATGGAGATACAGCTGCAACTCATCAAGACACCATCGCATCTTGGAATATTCGTGAGCGCTGGGGAGCTTCTGGACTTGGTGGATCTTCTGACCATCGTCGTACTTTTCTTGGTATGCGGGCAGCAGCTTTTGACCAAAATAACAAAACAGCAAAAGCTGGTTCTGCTTTGACCGCTGCTGAGGTTCTTGCTGGTATGTCTTCACTCGGTGAACTCGGAGCCTCAAACCTTGTTATGGTCGTATCTCCTGAATTCATGATTGAGCAATTGATGGGTCTGGATGAAGTCGTAACCATCGACAAGTTCGGTCCCGCTGCTTCTGTTGTCGCTGGTCAGATCGGTTCAATCTTCAATGTACCTATTGTCATGTCACGCTTCCTTAGCAATGATCTTGACACCACAGGTCTCTACACTGGTTCTGGTGCAACGACAGGCTTCTTGCTGTTCAATGCTAGTAGCTACTATCTCTATGAACGACGAGGTATCGTTGTTGAGCAAGATAAGGATATCTCAGCTGGTGCTATTCGTCTTGTTGCAACATATCGTGCAGTCATGGGATCACCTGATCAATCATCAACCAAAAACACCTTCTTTGGTTACAATTACTAGGAGATATCATGAACTTTCTTGCTTTCCAACTTGACCACACAGCAACGACTGACAATTCTGTTGGTCTGTCTATCCCTGTAGACATGACCCTTGATAATATTCAGATCGTTCCAAATGTAACCACCGCAGCAGATGGAACCAACTATGTGACCGTAGCTGTTCGCAATGCTGCTGATGATGCTGATCTATTTTCAGTTGATACATCAAGCACTGGCTTCACCGCTGGAACACCATTGAGCGTAACACTCAGCGGTGATCTTGATTATTCAGCTGATGATGTTCTCATTGTTTCCGCTACTGACAGTGCATCTGGTGCTAGCTGCAATCTCACAATTGTTGCTTCTCTTGTGCCCCGCCGTAGCTTATAGGTTCTGAAATGTCTTTGGTATCGTTATCAACTTTCAAAGAGTATCTGCCCGAAGTGGCTGGTACGGATAGCGATACCGAGCTTCAGAATCTGCTCAATCGGGTAGAATCAGCAATCGCTGCTTATCTTGGTTTCCCAAGAATCTATTCCGATGGACAAATAGAACCAAAGCTCACAAGTCAGACCTATACGATCTATATTGACGAAGCCTTACCAGAACTGCCTTATGTTCTTCCACTGTCCATTCGCCCAGTGACAAGCATAACCAACTGGTATTCTGATGTCGAAAGATTGTATGGGTCTGATTCTTTGGTTCCAAGTTCTGATTATGACTTGGACCGAGAGAACGGTCGAATAATAATCAAATCAACATCGGGCGAAGCTATCGAGCAAGGATACCGAGCCAATAAGGTAACATGTGTTGCTGGATTTGAAGCTGCTCCCGATGATTTAGAGCATGCTATTTGTGTTTATGGTGCTCACTTGCAAAGAGCTAAAAGTACTCAAGGCAAGCAAAGCACCACGCAAAGAGATGTGACAGTAAATTTATCGCCCCGAACAATGCCGCAAGAGGTCAAAGATCTCGTGAATCCATATAGAGTATTTAGGCGGATTCTGTGAGCAGATTATCACCATCTGAATTTGAAACCCGTCTTGGTGAGATGGAGGGCAAGCTGATAACAAATATCCGAATAGCTATGCTCAAAAATGCTTTACGGATGGAAAAGGCAGCGAAACAAAATGCAACTAGCTTTCCAAAAGTCGTGACAGGAAGATTGCGAAATAGCATTATGGGTTCTGTCGTTCGGTTCCAAGAAGATGAATATCTTATTCTTCGTGCTGGTGGCTTGACAGCACCAAATCGGCCTTTCAGTGAGAGCGCAGATGTTGTATACGCAGCGGTGCAAGAATTCGGAGGCGGTTCTCATCGTATCAAGCCCAAGTTTTATCTTCAAAGAGCTAGAGATAGAGTGATACCAAGATTCGAAGCTGATATGAATATAGCTATGCGAAAGACCTTTGAGGGCAAGCCCTATGCCTAGTTCACCCATTATCAGAATAGAGGATGCGATCCGAACTGCAATAGCTGCTGACTATTCAAGCGGTTATTCTGGTTTAGATCTCTCAAATAAAGTCGTTATCGGAGAGGTGACAGAACCTCCAACGGTTCCATATGCCACCATTCAGTTCATCGATTTTATCGAAGAACATGGTCAAGCACTTGGTCGCTATCAGGGTGATGCTGAATTTAATATCGTTTGCTATTGTGCTGGGGCTTCCGCTCATGTGGATAGTCGGA